CAAGCATTCTTGCCAAGTGGCGGGCATAGCACGTTGAAGGTGCTGTGAGATGGATAGTTGGTTCGCCAATGAAGACCCGGCATCACGGCAGACCCCAATGTGCGTAATCTGACGCACCAAGACAACCACGACCAGTGGTGCGATCGAGCAAGTGTAGACTCGTGGTGGGTGGAACACACGCGAGCCCTGAGACAGGGGCAGCGAGCTCGACGGCCGGGACCGACCGCGATGAACCACGCCTGTATCGGCGTCACAGTAGAACAAACATGACTTCGGTGAAACGCCGAACGGCTACGGCCACACCCCAGTTGCGCGGGGAACTTGCGCGACCAACCATTTGTTTTTCTGAAATGAATAACCAGATCCCCGGAGGTCAAGCGGGCCAACACTTGACTGCTGTAGCACAGCCAAATGCGAGGCAAAACCGTCGAGCGCGTCGAGGTAATGCCGACCATGTAGCGCAAGCGCATGGAGTGAATCAGACAGTACCAACTGTTCAAGGAGCCCAGCCGGTGGTCCCGGCCGCGGCCAACGGGCTAGCTGCGCCCACGCAAATAGCAACAACGGGTCGTGTGCTCACCACCCGGGTTTCCGATCAGCTGTTTCGCGACCTTCGGGTCGTGCTCGGTGATGCCATCGTGAACGGTCCCTACCCGTGCACCGACGCGGGTGAGTGGATAGTCATGAAGGACCTGGCATCTCTCATGGTGAAGCCTGAGAAACAGGGGCAGTATGGTTGGTTACCGAAGCTGGGCAAGCCCTCAGGGACGTACGCCGGGTTGTCGTGGAATCTGTGCATGGGGTGTGCAGATAGGTCCACGGCGAGCGAGTTGGGTTTTAGGATGTCAATAGCAGGAGAATCCAAAACCAAGTTCGTTCCAACCTGGGTCTGGGTGCACGCAACTCCGATGGTGTCAGTAGGACCGCTATCGTACTTCCGTCTGCCTGATGAGTGTACGTTCAGCTCTAGGACGAATATGGTGGACGGGTATTCGAGTGGCGGATACACGTTCATGCAATTCAGCCAGGGCAATTGGGGCATCGCACCACAAGCAGCAGTCGCGGAAGCGCAGCTGCTGATGGCTGGCAGGCCTGCCACGGCAGAGCTATCTCTGGAGGTCACGAGGCGACTGCGTACCAGTCTCAAATCGATTGCCTGGGGTGAGGAAATCGGTGATGGGTATTGCTATTCAGCGGCCATGTGGATCATGCGGCAAGACCGAGGGACAACTGCGTTGGCCCGGTATGTCCCCGCCATGCTCAAAACCAACGAGTTGCACACGGATATCTGGATGGGTGATCGGTTCCGTGACTACGTGTTGGACAAAACCACCTGGAGTTGGCTCACGCCTAGTGCCCATGTCATGCGCCCTTACGTGCAAGGACTGCTAGTGTTGTTGGCGGTCGTAACTTGCGCCCTTGTGGTGAAAACCTCATATGTTGAGGCGGCTGGCGACGAGTACGCAGAGGCAAGTTTGTTCTCTTGGATACCGACTGGCATTCGTGATCCTGTTGAGTTGCCCGGCGTCGTGCTTTTCGCAGCGGCTGAGGAAGTGTTGAAGAAGGTGCATCCGCTCATGGTACCAGCGGTCATCTTAGCTGAATTGCTTGTGCATCCAATTGACCGGTACTGGCCCGCTCTTTGCATACACATCGCGTCGATCTTTCTGCCGATCCACGTAAGCATCATTTTGCACAGCACTTACAACATAGCATTGCGGTTCACGTGGCAATCAACGAGTCTGGTGAAGGTCAGCCCGTACGAAGACGCATACATCAAGTCAACAAAGGATGTTTGCGTGTGCGAGATGATACAACCGCCCTTCCCACCCATTGCCCCTGACTGTTCAGTGCGAATGGATGGTCTGCCACACTGTAACAAGCCACCTAGGCCCTCGGTTAGGTTTGTAGCAGTTAGAGTTGCGGGAGTGATTACCAACATGTACCGCTCCTGTCAGTGCAACGAACTGGCAGCCATCCGGCATCGCGTCACCGTCGATGAGATCAAGGACAACCCATTGTGGAAGACATGGTTTAAGAATGCGCGTCGCGTTGGTCCAATCACGGTGCCCACCCTACAGGTGTGGATGGAAAGACTCACGCCAAAACAGTTTGCCGAGATGCAACGCATCATCGGGTCGACCGAGCCAGTCGACAAAGTGATTGATGCGTTTGTGAAGCGCGAGCTGGCGGCTTATGAGATTGAAGGGTGTATGGTTAAGGAGGTGTTGAAACCACGGTTGATTCAGGGACGCAGACCCCCAATTCGACTCGCCACCGGACCCTCGACCTACGCTTATGGGAAAAAGTTGTCTGAAGTGTACCACTGGACGACTAGCAATTTGGTCTATGCTGCCGGGATGACGGGCGAAACCCTCGGCGCATGGTACAATCGCACTACCCATACCCTTTGCCGTACCACGCAGGGTGTCGTGCCGTACTGGGTGTCAATCGATTGTTCACGTTGGGACAGTACTGTTGGGTCAGGACCTCTCTCCGGTTTACATGAAGATTACAAGAAATCTGGTATGGACGACGATGCGCTGTACGCGTTGAGAGATCGTGACAAGAAGCGGCGAGGCAAAACAGCTAGTGGCATTAGGTACAGTTCAACGGCTAAGGTGGCATCGGGAGATGGCGACACTAGTTGTGGCAACTCACGTATACATCTGGTTATGCTGGAGAACTGTCCGAATGTCAAGGCTGCGGTTGTCATGGGTGACGATGGGTTGATCCTCACTGATGATGCCGGTGCCGTTATGCGCCAATACCGTGCTGGTGGTATGATACCAGTGTTGTCACCTGACATCGACTTTTGCAGCCAGCTGCTGTGGCCAGTTCGAGGTGGTGGGCATGTACTTGGACCCAAAATTGGTAGAGTCTTGGCAAAGACTTTCCAATGCAGGCTCCAACTCAATGAGACGCAACACGTTGCTTGGTTACGCAGCGTGTGTCTCGGAATACATCCATCTTGTTCGTTTGTGCCACTGCTGCGAGCCTTGGTCCCACGTCTTCTCGCGTTGGTAGGTGAGAATGGGCCACTCTATGACACCGGCGAATGGGCAGAGAAGCTCCGTGCGATGGAGTTCCATGAATTGTCGGTGGAAACGTGGGAGTTCTTTGAGGATCGATACCATATCGGCAGGAGTGTCATTCAAGACCTTGAAAATGAGATTCGCAACATGCCGTTGGGTGCCGTACTAACACGGTCTGAGTACGTGCGTATGGTGTCGAGAGACCTCCTAGGATTTTAGAAACTTTGTGTGCAGCCACGCGCGTTAGGTGTTAGCGCGTGTCGGGAATTTGCGATCCCGCATATGTGAGCACTTCCGTCGTACCGCTGTCTATCAAAACGACGATGAACACTAACCTCCGGG